CATGACTGCAGCGTTAATGAGTTGCGGAAGCATTCGAATGATTCCGTCGACAACCGCAAGTAATATTTTTATGCCAGCGTCAATGATTAACGGCAAGTTCTTAATGAGCGCGCCGACGATAGAAGTGACGAGAAGAACAGCCGCATTAATAAGCGCCGGAAGAACTTGGATAATACCTTCGATAATAGCCATTAGTATTTTTATTCCAGCGCCAATAATTAACGTGATGTTCTGTAACACAACTCCGACGATGGTTATTACAACAGTGATAGCTACGTTAGTAAGACTCGGGAGAGTTTGAACAATCCCGTCGATTATAGATAAAAGCACGTCTACCCCGGTTGCTATGATTAACGGCAAATTTTGGGTAATCGTATTTAACAAAGTGGTTACGACCGTCACCGCTGTTTGCGTTAGCACAGGCAACGCTTGAGCAATTCCGGTAAGGATAGACGTGATAATCTGCATACCGGCTTCGATGAGAACCGGTAGCGCGTTTACAACCGCTAACACAAATGTATTTATCACCTCGAAAACAACAGGAACGATCGCTGGTATAGCTTGGGTAATCCCATTTATCAGCGATGTTAAAAGTTGAACCCCGGTGTTTACGAATCTTGGAAACTCGTTATTCAAGAAATCGGTAATACCGTCAAAAACCGCTGTGATTGCGTTGTAAATTTTGTCCGAGTTACTCGAAATACCTTGCGCAATAGCTGGTAAAAACTTTGATGCAGAAATGATAAGTCCAGGTATACCGCCGACAAGGATTCCGATGATAGTTGGAATTACGAGTTTAGCTATTTCTAATAAAGAATTAAAATCGCCGTGTAAAGCTGATAAAACGGTGCTTCCTAGTTGTTTAAAACGAACAATCGCGTCGTCGATAATAGGCCCCACAACCGCGCCTATCCAGCCGAAAACGTCTTGCATAACCGACTTAACTTCACTTAACGCTGAAACAACGGATTTTCCGAAATCCTTTATTTGCTTTCGGTACGCGTATAAAGTAGCGCCAAGTACCGTGATTCCTGCGACAACCCCTGTCGCAATTCCGAGAAATCCTGCGAGTGCGCCTGTCGTAATGCCTAATGCGCCTGCGATAGCGCCAAATCCCGCAATAATGTTCGGAAGAAAACCGATTATGATAAGCAACGGACCAGCAATCAACATTAGACCGGCTGCTACTGCCGCAGTAATCGCAATCACCGTTTGCATTTCCGGTGATAAGTTATTGAACCAGTCGACGAGTTTTTGAAGCCCGGCAACAACAACGCTTATTATAGGTAAAAGCGCGTTACCGATCGAAATCGCTGCCGTTTCCACCGCGCCTTTGAGTTGTTCGATTTGACCTTTTACGTTATTTAACTTTTCCGCCGCGACGTCTGCGGCCGTTACTTTCGACATTGCCGCCCACATTTGTTCGACGCCTTTAGCGCCTTCTTTGTAGAGAATATTTGCCGCACGAATCGCGTCAGACCCGAACATCGTATATAGCACTTGTTGGCGTTGCTCGGCGTTTAGCCCTTTTAGCGCATTTTGTAGTACGCCAGCGATTTCCGCTAATGATTTAACGTTTCCTTGTGCGTCGAAGAAGGCGTTTGCGCCGTCTTTCGTAATAATTCCGAGTTCTTTCATCGTTTCATAGGCGGCTTTTGATTTTGGGGACAGGTTCGAAAGCATCGTCTTTAGCGAAGTACCGGCGTCGCTGCCCTTTAATCCGTTTTGAGCGAATACCGCTAGCGCTGTCGATGTATCTTTGAACGACATCCCGAGTCCGGAAGCCACTGACGCCACTTGCGCTAATCCGTATTGCATTTCGCGCACAGACGTTGCTGAAGCGTTTGCTGCACCTGCAAGAATGTTCGCCGCATCAATTACAGTGAGGTTATCGTCCCGGAACGCGTTGAGTGCCGTCGATGCAATTTCCGCTGCTTCCGCGAGTTCAAGCTCGCCAGCTGTCGCGAGGTTCAGAGCGCCTTCAAGCCCGCCGTTTATGATGTCGGTTACGCTTACGCCGGCTTTTATCAATTCCTCGATACCCTGCGCAGCTTCAAGCGCCGAGTATTTCGTTTTTGCGCCCATCTGTATAGCGAGTTTTTCGAGTGTGTCGCCGAATTTTGCGACTTCGTCCGGCGACATGACTGACTTCACGCTCGACATTTGCGCTTCGAAGTCCATCGCTTTTTTAGCCGCAAAACCAAGTCCGGCGCCGACTGCAAGACCCATTCCGGAAACGAATTTTCCGATTTCGCCTGCGGCATTTATCGCTTTTTTTATTTGATTGTCCAAGTCTTTCATGACACGCGAGAAGTCGTCAATCGCCGAAATCTTAAACGATATATTAAGCCCGCTCACTTGCTCTCACCGCCTTTCGTTACCCCTAGCGCCCGTCCAAGTTCCTCGAGCGTTCGCCGTTTTTCATCTATCGAAACGACTTTGTTTTGTCGCTGTTTTCGATCGTCAGCCAATTTTTTACCGAGCAAGGCGTCAAGGCTAACGCGTTTTTCATTCATTGCTCGGCGAATCATCAACGCTAGGACTGCGTTTTCCGTCCGTTGTTGCTCAATCCGCAACTCATAGCCACGCAGCATGTTTGCGTACTCGCGCGGCGTCAACTCGTAAAATTCAAGCGGTTTGAGACCGAGATACCCGAACGCTTGCGCCTCAAGTTCGTCCCAGTCCCAACCGCCGTCTAGTTTTTTTCGTCAGCCTCTTTTTTCGTTTTCGTTAGTACGGAGTTGTTGAACGCTTCTTGCATCGCGATTTTTAAGTCCTCAAACGTCAGTTCTTCGTTTTCTAGCGATTCGTCGATTAATTCTTCGACTTTTTCAACCGTCAGCTTCTTGTCGGATTTGTATAAGCACGCCCACAACATTACGACCAACGTTTCAAGCGATTCGTTCGCAACATCTTCCGAAAAAATCTTTCCGATTGGCTTTTTGTAGTAGTTTTCAAGAGCGCGTAATGAAGCGAAAGAGAATTTTAGTTCTCGTTCTTTTCCGCCGAGTTTAATCGTTGTCATTCGGTTTCCTCCCGTTCATTTTCGTTAATGAAAAAGGGCGGTTAACCACCGCCCATAATCGTTATTAAGCGCCTGTTCCTGTTACTTTCGTTGGCTTTCCTTTTCCGGTTAACGTAATCGAGTAAGTAGCCGCGTCGTCATACGGCGCCTCGATTGGGAACGAGGTAACGAGCGCGTCGCCTTCGTATTTGTTACCGGCCGCCGTTTGAAAACGAACCTTGACGACAGTCTCGTTCATGAACGCGTCTTCAAGCGCTTGGAAAGCCTCGTCATCTTCAACGAGCAATCCATCACCCTCGATTGACCACGAACCGAGTCCGTATTCAACGTCAGCCCAACCGTCACCGTCTTTCGAGGTTACATCGATTGTTTCACGGTCGCGATTCAAAGTACCGTTACGCTGACCGGCTAATTTCGTATGTGTTCCCGGCGTTGTTTCAGCGAAAATTAAGAAATCTACGCCTTTTGCCATTCGTTATGACCCCCTATTGTTCGAAATTTGTTCCGCCATTTTTCCGTTGAACATAAACTTCAACGTCAAAATAAACGCGATGTTTGTTCGTCTCATCGGTCGGATTCTCAACCGGCATCGGCGTGACGGCTAAAACATCGCAATAAAAAGAGCCGATCGCTGGCGGTGACGACGGCTTTGTCGTGTCATATAGCGTAATATTCGGTTGCAACAACACATCGCGAATTTTTTCTTGCAATCGCGAACGCTCCGAAATGCTAGTCGCAAACAAACCGACTTGAAATCGGTAGTATGTTTCGATATACTCACGCGCTTTTGTAATAACGTTCGTATTCGATTGCATTTGCTCGACGGTCGCAAACGGCTTTGTTTTACCTGTTAGCGAAATACCGTCGTACATCCAAACAACGTCGCGCAATTCCGGTACGTTTGCGCGTAAATGCGCAATAATCGAGTAGGTAAGCTCGTGTAGCAAACGCTCACCTCCCGTCATTTATCTAGCCGCTTAATCGCGTCTTGAACATCTTTTTGGAACGGCTCGCGCTCGTTCCAAAGCGCTTTGCGGAAATAACCTTTTTTCGTTTTGTGTTCGTATTCCTGGCGTTGTGCGTATGGACGGTCGGAGCCAATAACGCGATAAAGCTCGCCTTCTTCGTATATATCAATCGAATTTTTGAGCGCGCCTGTGTCAATCGGTGCATTGTGTCGGGCGTTATTAACGATGTTTAGCGCATGTCTTTCGACGATTTGATCGAGTTCTCTCGTTAGTTCCCGCGCGCCTTCCGCGCCGAGCTTCCGCAAAACTTCCTCAACACCGGTCGCTTTAATCGTGAATTTCGGCATTAAATCACCCGCCTTACAACGCACTCATAACGATTGACTGCGCCGATTCCTTTTTCGTCAATCGTGACGATCGAGAATTTAACACCGTTGCGCTCAATCGCGATAACTCCGTTCAAATCCACGTCGGAATCAAACGTTACAAGCACGTCGTCTTGGCGGAGTTCAACGCCGTTTACGACTGACCGGTCGCCGTTTGCTACCGTCGATACTTCTTTCCATATTGCCGAAACTGTTTCGCGTGTTTCCGACGTAATTGGTTCGTTTGTGTACGGGTCTGTTCCGCTTACTGACTGCCGAATAAGCGTGACTGATTCGGTGCGGCCTGCCGTTAGTTCCGACCGATTCGCTTTTATCCATTGAATATCGTCGCTTGTGAGCATTACCGCACCTCCTCGATCAATTCGTATGTTAAATAACTCGTACAATTCGCGTGAGGGTTATAGATTTCGGTGTCACTCGGCAAATAAATACCGGCGCCCAGCCCGTGCTTGTCAGCGAGTTCCAGCTGCGTGCAACGGTGTTCCGGTCGGTTCGCTCGCCCACGGTGAATCCGCAAGCCCCGTACGACATCGCTTCGTTGCGCCCGATACGCCGTGGCTACGCGATAAGCCGTGTTGCCTTCCGTCACAACAAGCCGGCGAATCTTCCATGTTTCGTTATTGTACACGCGACGAACTTGCGCGATTAATTGATTGACCGATTCGCCGCGAATAATACCCGAGCGAATCACGCGATTAAGCGCGTCGCGTTGGTCGCCCGCCAAGTTCCATACGCGGTCCGACAATACGAGCCCGTCCTCGCCGAATCGGTTGACGACGTACTTAAACACTTCCGCATTAATCCGGTTAAACGCTACGCCCAGCGCTACCGACTCGCCCAACGCCCCGACCAACGCCGTTTCGCCCGCCATCGTGCCCGCTTCCGCCGATTTCCGCACGACTTCTTCAAGCGCCGCCATTCCGTTCTTGCGAACCGCTTTCTCGATCGCCTCGAGATCGCGCAGCAACGAATTTAAACGCGCTTTCGCTATCGTACCGTCCTTATTCGCGTATTCGTTGAGCATGTCGATCAATTCGAGTCGAGTGCGGTCGATTTCGGCGATGGCGAACGCTTGTAAGTCGGCATTTATAGCGCGGTATTCGCGAGCAGCTTTCGCGAGCAACTCGTTTAGTCGTTCTTGCGGGGTCATCGATTATCCGCCCTTTTCGGTGTTAACGTGCGTGAGCCGCCGCCGTCTTTGTAATACCGGTACTGACGAAGCGCATCGAGGGAAAGACGCATGTACTTTTCGAAAATTTCCGTCTTGTCGATACTTTCGTCCCCGTCCGTGTATTTGAAAAAGCGTGCGGCGTCCGTTGCAATCACGCGACAACCGATTGAAAACGCGAGGTATAGCAAAGCGTTGTCGGTGTTTACGTCCGTACCTTCCGTCAAGCCACTTTCCGCTTGTGCTTCGGCGACCCAATCGGCTATATCCGCCGATGTGACGCCTGGCACGTTACGGAATCGTTTGGTCAATCGGTCAGATATAGCCATTCGGCGTCACCTCCGTTACTTTTTGCGTGTGGTTTTCGGTTTTGCTTCGGTTGGCTTCGGCTCGGCTTTCGCTTTTGCGTCAACGCGAACAACGTCCGCCAACTTGTCGAGAACTTCGATTTCTTTCGGGTCTTCCGTTTGATATTTCCCGTATTGGAATTTGCGAAGTTTGCCGTCAACGTAAAACGCTAGTTC